CCAATCTACGCCCTAGGACCCTATGGACGGATGGAGAAGGAAGTAAAGCTGTGGTTGATCCAAATGGCAGTAAGCACGCCCAATTAATGAGTACTTGTTTGATGATAGAACGCTGCCTCCATAATATCCGAGAGAAAATAAAAGTACATCCATCCGCTCGACCCATTGAGGATTTGCCTATTCCAATAGCCAAGTGTAATGTCAAGTCCGAATTGAAGCTTCTGTCTGATTATGTAGAATATACTGTGATGGATGCTGAGTACGAAAAGGCCCGTGTTTTTTTTATAGTTCCTATATTCCAAATTATGATTGCTCGCGCCCTTTACGAACCGATGCATAACAGTACAAATAATGTAGGATCAAACTTCGTGGGGTTCCCTTTTGCTTATGGGGGGATGAAGGATATCCATGATCACCTCAATTTGGATGACCCTGAGCCCAGTATCTACGTCTCTGGTGATATAAGTGGGAAGGATCAATCTTTCCCTTATGCCGCTTTGGTCATCTTTTGCTCAATGGTTCTCCTTTACATTCCTAATGATCACCCTGAACGAGGTCTTTTAGAAACTTTGGTTATTTGGCTCACCAGGTATACCGCTGGACATATAGTAGGGTGGCTTCCTCCAGATTTATGGAGGATTGTTCTAAACGCCTTGTTTTCTGGCGATTACAATACCAGTTTCTTCAATACCCTTCACATGATCCTTATGTGGATACACTACATTATGACCCTGTATCCAGGCCAGGAGATTGCTGTTCTCACTGATAAATGCCTTAAGTTTATGGCCCAGGGTGATGACTATTTGTTCAGAAGTCCAAAGAAATACACAAAAATCAACAAAACTTCATGGAGGCAATTTATAAAAATACATCACAATCAAACAGTTAAGGCGGGGAGTGAAATCCAGACTAGCTTCATTTATAGTGCTTACGATGCGGATTATGAGATTGATATCCCTAAATCCAGCTGCCACAAAATACTCCAACGCTATTTTATTAAAACAAACAAGGGAACCTTGCCATTCAGGCCTTTCTCCGTCTATGTCCGAAAAGCTACTGCTTGGAAGAATTTGACTGTATGCGAATACATGCAAAAACTTATCGGCTTGGCTTATGATACAATGGGAACTAATATTCGTGCTTACGAGTTCCTTAGACAACTGTTTGAGTGGGTCAAGAGAAAGAATAATATTGAGCGTACTCACCTTGTCAGCGCATGGGAGAGCAGCAAACATATGGCTTACCGTAGCATAAAGTTCAAATGGGGCGTTGATTTGACCTCTGCTGATTTCGCTGAATTCCCATCCATGACTAAAATTCAGAATCTCTTCCTTGAAACTAATGATAACGGCACCCTCTTTAAGGTCAGGAAACCCCGTTTCCCTCAGATGTATTGACTTCATAATAATACA